CAGTCGTTGCCGGGCTGGGTGCTGGCGGCGGAGCCTGAGCAGTCGGAACGGGAGCCACCTCACCGGGCTCCTCAGGGCCACCCTCGGGGTTCTCCACAACGGAGAACTGGGCATCGAGTTGACGGTTCAGCATCCCCGCCTCGTCAACGGGGGCGGAGGCGGTAGGTGGTGCAGCCGTACCACCTACCGCCGGCTCCTCGGCCGCAGCTGCCGCCAGAAGGGAGAACCGGGCGGCCCGCTCCCGCTGCTGGTAGATCTGCTCGTCATCGATCAGGTCCAGCAACCGAGCCCGGCGGTCCTCCCGCGCCTCCTGTCGCCCGATCTCCTCACGCACCATGGCGGCCACCAGGTTCATGTCCAGGATGCCGGTGGGCGGCACCTCGGGCTCCAGGTCCCCGCCTGGCTCCAGGCTGCCAGCGGCTACCAGGGCCAGTCGGTCGTCGCCGTCCATGGCGTACACCGGGAAGGCGGGGACGTTGACGGCCAGGGCAGCGGTCAGCTCCAGGTTGCCTTCGACTCGCCGCCAGTCGCCGGAGATGGGGCTGCGACGGAGCTTGGCCACCTTGGCTGGGGTGGCTTCGGGGACGATGGCACCGGCCACCCAGACGCCGTACTCGTCCTCGCCGGCCCGGACTACGGCGACCTCATCGCCGGTGTTGTCGTAGTGGAGGGCGGCGGAGCTGTAGCCGAGGTTGATGTCAGCGTGCCGGGTGTCCATAACGATCTTCCCGACCCGTACGGTGTCACCTTCGGCGGTCACCACACTGCCCAGGTGGAACGGGGCGTAGCCCTTCTGGGAGCGGGGCGGCAGGACGCATTCGCGGCGGGCAACGAAGTCACGGTGGCACTCGTCCCAGGCGGCGATGTGACCAAACACTTTCCCGTCCGCCGTGACGGTCAACGGCGTCTTCCCCGCCAGACTGGGGTTCTGGAACCACTGAGCCGGGGGCTGAACCGGGTAGTCGGACATGGCGTATTCATCCCTCTGATCGATGGACATCTGGACCCCGGGCTGAGCCGAACGATCCCAGGGGGCGCGGATAGTGGCGTCGTTGAACTCCTGCGCCATCACGGGATAGATCTCACTGATGACGCGACGCAGAGCGCCCTTGTCCGGTTCTGGGACGTTAGGCAGGCCGCCATGAGCGCCGGACAAGAGCGCAGCCGCAGCGTAGATGGCGTGATAGATCAACGTCAACTCACCGTTGATCACGTCACCTACCGGTAGGCGGTACGAGGTCGTGTCCGTCTCCGGCATCCGGGTGTCGTGCCACATGAATGCGCGCCGCAACTTAGCGACATCCGGACCCTGAGGCGTCGCGGCCCAGGCGGCGATCCGTTTGACTGCGTCGTCATTGTCAAAGACCGAGTTGCGAGGAGCCAGCGGGAGCCCTCGCCATCCGGACGGGTTGACCGCGAACGAGTCCTCCGCATCCAGATCCGTTGTGAGCCGATCGCCACAGCCGCAGTCGTCACTATCAAGGTCAGCGGTGTAGTCGGGGTCGTCATCCGGCCAGTCACCGTCCGTGTCGAAGGTGTACAGGTGCATCCCTGAGAAGGCGGGGATGGGGACCAGCGTGGCCCCTCCGATGGTGAACCGCATCATGTGTTCGGCCCCAGTCTCGGGGTTCATGGTAGCGACGACCCGGCCACCAGGATCCACGCTAGAGCCAGCGACGCCCATCTCCATGAGGTACCGAGCCTTGGCTGCCTCGGGGATGATCTCCTCGTCGAGGAAGTCGCCCCAACCCCAGGCGAAGTCACGTTCCTGCTCATCGGGACCGTAGGTGATGCCGAGAATCCGGCCCACCGTCATGGCCCCCTCATGTCCCTGGGCCGTCTTCTGGCGCCAGTCCAGGGGGAGCGGGAGCATGCGATGACTCAGCGAGTCCGGCTCAAAGATGCGAGTCCGTCGCGGCTCCCCGGTGGGGACGCTGAACGGAGCCAGGGGGCCAGCCCAGGCGTACTTGCCCAGCTTCGGCTGCCGCTCCAGCAGCTTGGTGGCAGCCACCAGGGCGTCCCGGCTGTACTCCTGGTCCCCACCAAGCAGGGAGGAGGCAGCGCTGAGGCTGTGCCCGTGCCCTTTGCCGGGCGCCGCCCCCAGCCGCTTCTGGTGAAGAATGTTGCAGAGCCCCTCCGGATTCGTGGGGAAGTATTTCCGCAGGTTCCGGACGCAGCGGTTGAAGTCGTGAGGCATGCCCCAGCGGATCTTCGCTGCCCCCTTGCCGGTTAGCCAGTACCGCTGGAGCTGGAGGGGCATGCCACGGGCCGGGTTCGGGTCGACCATTAGCGTCCCCTCTCGTTCAGAATCGTGAGACTGCACCGGCAGTTGATCACACTCTCCGGAGGACCGGAAGGGTCGCCGGGAAACATCAACGGCCATCCATCGACGTAGAACGGGTACATTACATCAATCACCCGGCCATCTACTTCCCGATGCGATCCCCGGACCCGGCTATCGTCCCGGGTGTCCCACCGCTTCTGTAGCACTCGACCAGAAAGTCGAGACTGCTCCACTCCTGCGGCGAGAGTGCCGGCGCCATAGGCCCGAGTCGTCTCAGTCTGAGCGATTGTGCGAGCCCGAGCAGGCCACCGCTCGGAGGCGGTGTAGCTGAGGACCCGTTCGACTCGTTGAGCCACCTCATCAGTGTCAGCACCACCATTCACGGCATCTGTGATCTCCGCGAAGATCAGGTTCGCTACCTCGTCCGGGATACGGACCAGGAAGTTCTCCGTCTGCGCCAACTGAGCCATGACGAAGGCGTGCCGAGACACCGGAGCCACATCAGAAGCCTGACTCCAGGCGTTCATGGTGATGCGCCCAATGACGGTGAGGATGCTGTCCATTTCCGTCACCCAGTCCGACTGGACGCGGTAGACCCGGCTGGGATCGGGTTGGGTTCGGTACTGGCGCCACGGTGCCATGACAGCGTCCTTGGCCTTCGCAAGCCAACGGCGAAGGGCCTGGCCCACCACCCCGGCCAGATGCTGCTCATCACTGTCACGCCCCATCGAGCAAACCTCGCCGTCGCAGGTACTCGCCGAGGAGCTGAACGGTGTGAGCCTGCTCCCGAATGAGCAGCGTGAAGCAGTAGTCGTGCAGAGCGTCCTTCAAGGCACCTGTGTCCAGCTCAGGGTCGACCGCCTCGGCCAGGACCGATAGGTGGTCCCAGGCGCCGTCGAGGAGCTGGGTGGCGTGCGGCGGCGTAGCCACCTTGATCCGGGTGTGCAGTTCGTAGGCCGGCACATCAGGCCAATGGTTGCGGTTGGCCCGGTTGAGGAGGCGGCGGCCAGCCCGCTCCAGGGCACGGAGGCAGGTGGCGTTAGCCAGCACGAAGGTGTTTACTGATGCCGGCACGGAGGCGCTGGCCGTGACGCCAGAAGGTACGTCGGGGGGGCCGCCTGGGGCGTTTTGAGCCTCCGTGGCCAGGGGCATGGGGCCACCTGCGGTCGGGGAAATGCCAGTGGGTGGCGCTGGCGGCGGCGGTGGCCCCGCCCCTGGCGTTCCCGGCGCTGGTGCAATGACGGTGTTGGCGGGCAAGATTTCTTCGGTGTACCCAGCCACCTTTCGAACGGCTGGGTTCTGGAGTAGGGCCGGGTCCCGGAGCATCAGCTCGCGGGTGAACCGCATCAGGTCTTCTTCGTCGCTGGGTGCATCGCTGATCTTGTAGTCACCAGCGAGAAGCACGGTCTCCCGACTAACCAACCCCTTCTCGTACATCTCCCGGGTGTCCTTCAGGCGCTCCGGGCGCACGGTGAGGGGGGCAGTGTCATACCAGAAGACGTACTTGTCCGGGTTCTCCTTGATCGCCTTCAGGGCCGGTTGCAGGTACGCCGTGGTGAGTGCGTCACAGATCCGTACCATGAGGGGGACAATGTGGACATTGATCTGCCCCTCGACGATTTGCCAGGCTCCCCAGTGATTCGCCTCCCCGGCCCCCGTGAGGATGGACGGTTCAATGTCCATGGCCAGGGCCAGCCGCCGGATCGCCTCAGCGCGGAGGTCGAGTGCCTGACGAGACAACTCCCCGCCGAACTGCACCAGGTTGATCTTCCCCAGCGCCTCCATCGGCATCTCCATGACGATGGGAGCAATCCCAGCCGCAGTCCCTTCACCCTGGAGTGAGGCGGACCCAGTCCGCACCAGGATGTCAGTCAGATTCTCTGAGGCGGACAGGGTGGGGTCTTCCTCGCTGAACGACACCTCCTTAGGGATCGGCAGCAAGCCAGCGGAGAACAGCCGGGAGTCGATCTGGGCGAACACGTAGCGGGTCAGTCGCTCGATCTCCCACAGCATCGGAAGGCCAGCCTTGGTGGGCGAATCAGCCCATAGTGCCCGGCGCGGATGGGGGGTCCACACCCGGATGATCAGATCCTTGCGAGGGTCAATCATCTCCTTGGTGCCGTCCGGATTGAGTTGCGCGATGTTGGAGCCCCACCGCTTCAGTTCAGATGTGGAGACGATGCTCCACTCATCGGACTCAGGGTTGCTGGCACTGCGTCCGACGATGAAGGCTTCCCCGGCCACGCTCAGATTGATGCCGAGCATCCGCAACGCCTCGGCTTTGGCCGGGGGGCCGCCGAACAAGGTGTCAGCCAGGCCGGCCACCTTCTTCTTGGTGACCTCCTTCTGCACCCGGCCGTTGTCGTCTACCTCGGCCACATAGATACGGACCCGGGAGCACGCTGAGCCCACCCAGTTGGCAATGAACCGAAGCTCGCCCACGATGTCGTAGAGGCGCCACGCCTCGGTCTGCCAGGTGTCGTCACCGAACTTGTACTGGCGCCAGGCCAAGCCATCCATCTTGATGCGAGCAGCCGAGGCAATGAGGCTTTTCGGTGCCTCGTGGGGCAGTGGCTCCTCAACGGGCTCAATCTCTCGACGCCTGCCCCAGCGGGCCATTAGCTACCCCACTTGTTCAGAAGACCAGCCACCATTGAGGCAGCGGGGATCGCCAGTATGGCCAACACGATCCCTTCCAGCGTCCAGCCGGTCATAGCAAGGACGGCCAGCGGCATGACGAGGAGGCTGATCCAGATGGAGGTGCACCACGGGCAGTGGGCGAAGTAGGCAGTCTTCGATTCTTCACCGAATCGCTTCACGACCCAACGTCGGATGCCGATCGTTATCTCGTCGTCAACGAGGAGACGCGTCAGTCGCGCGACTGCGAGCATCCCTACAAGGAGCGATACGATCAACACCCCCATAGCCTAAAGGTGAAACTCCTGCAAGGGGTAGACGCCACTTAGGTGGGGACTTGCCCCCCAGGGGTCCCTGTGCTAGTGTCTGAGAGGTCACGTT